AAACACTAATATTCTAGGGTCATATAAATCAGGAACGGGACAATATGATGAACTCTACCAGCAAGCCCCAAGTGTTGTCAATTGGCAACCCGCCCAGAGCATAGTGTTTGTGTCTAGTGCTATCCCTGTTGAAGTGCAATATTCAGGTGCCCCATTTAACTTAAACAAACGAGATGCTAGCACACAATCGAGCATCTTTCAACAACAAAGCACAGTTAAAACTTTAACGGATTTTTTAATACCTTACAACACCGGGACTGAAGCGGCCGCAGGTCAGCAAATTTACTATCTCCCGACCGCTGAGTATCGGCTTATTGATTTATTAGGCAACTCACCTATTAATCAGCTTAACATTCAGGTTTTATGGCGGGACAAGTACGGAGTATATCATCCATTCTATCTAGAGGCAGGAGCAGCAGCTGATATCCTTATTATGTTAAGGAAGAAAACTTTTAATAAAGCATCAGCTTAAGGAACCTCTTATTTATAAATATTTTTTCTTTTTTTTTATCTTTATAATATATAATAAGTTTATTGAAGTATATTCTAATCAAAATGTCTCAGCAAGTTTTCCCTGTTGCCGTCCGTGATGAGGTGCTCAATCTAGATGATAAGATTAACTATGCCGTTCTTCGCTCGGGTCAGAATGTCAGCGTGCAGAAGTACCCGGCCGCCTCTGCTACATCCCAGCAACTAGTTTTTAACGTGCAGGTTCCCTCTACTAGCACCATTGTATCCCGTAATATTGCTCTTGGTTCAACCTTTAGCATTACCGTAGCAGGTACCCCAGCTGTTGGTGAGTATCTAGTGAATTTTAGCCAGTATAATATCCTAGGTGGTGTTGGTGGTACCGTTGTATATCAGGGTGCAGATTGCTTCGCCCCTTTCCCTATTAATCAGATGATTACGAATGCAAGTTTACAAATCAATAATACAACCGTGTCGTTGCCCGTGAACCAGGTGTTAGATCCGCTGCTTCGGTGTGTTGATAAGAAGGAATTTGAGCGGTGGAATTCAACTTGTCCGACTCAACTCGATAAGTACGGCAATTACTCTCAAGGGCTTTGTCAAGCTTACAGCGCCGGTACTGAGGTACCCGCCGCCGGTACACCCGCCCAAGCCCTACAAGCAGTGCACGTTCCCTCTTTCAACTCACCTTTTAATAACTTTGAAGACTCAAACTGCAACAATAATGAGGTTCCCCGTGGTTCTTTCCGTATTCTTTCCATTACCGGCAACACTGTTGGTGATGGTGCAACCGTTAAAACCGTGATAATTCGTGCACAGAGTACCGAACCAATTTTCGTTAGCCCATTTTTATTTGGGGAAAAAGTGGAGTGCCCCGGTCTAGCCGGAATTACTCAAATCAACGCCACTTTTCAGATGGCCGGTGCTTCTCCTACCCGTGTCCTTCGTTGGGTCACTTCCCCAACCTGCGGGGCTAAGGCTATCACTAATGTCACATTCGAACAGGCTGATACCTATCTAGAACTTGTTTATTACACCCCTAAACCAAGTGACATGATTCCACAAACCGTGGTAACACCTTTGGCCACGTACGTCAACTATATTCTACCCACTCAAAACGGGCTAACTACAGCATCTGGTGCTACAGGTCAGCTTCAAAGCAATTCTATTCAACTTAACAGCTATCCTGATAAGGTGTGGGTGTGGGTTGATGATTTCCTTAAGTTTCAACAAAATTCAGGTGCTGGTGCTAATAACAATCTAGCAGGTTGTGGTGTTAGTGACCATTACGGGAGCATTACTGGCGTGAGCGTGGTGCTAAACAACGCCTCAGGCTTATTATCGACTTATTCGAGCGAACAGCTTTTTAGAGCCTCCTATCTTTCTGGTTGTCAACAGAGTTATTCTGAATATAGTGGTCTTCAGCAAAAGTGGGGCACAGCCGGCACTATTGGAGGTGTTGGTGTCGTTGGTGTCCCTTCTGAATATATCTCTACTTGCGGTTCCATGCTTGTATTGGATTTCGCTAAAATAATTCCAATTTTACAAGATTATTTTTCACCCGGCAGTTTGTCTACGGCACAATTCCAAATTCGGGTGGATTACAAAAATAACACACAGGCAACCATACAGCCCCAACTCAATCTCTTAATGATGTATTCCGGTATCCTATCTACTAGCAACGGTAGCTCAAGTGCATACACGTCTGGAATTCTCACGAAGGAGCAGGTATTGAGCGCAATGGCCGTGCCCCGTCCTATTAGCACTGAGAAACTAGCACGCTATGTTGGTAGCGGGCTTATGTCTTCTTTGAAATCACTAGCACGCTCTGCTCTTCCTGAAGTAGCTCATCAACTAGCCCCGGGTGTTGAAAAGCTAGGTCAGGAGGTAGTTAGCAAGCTAGCCCGCAAGATGCGCCAGGCGTAGATTACCCTTAGTTTTTAATTATTAAGTTTATTTAAAGCATTATTTTCTATGTATATGTTAGTAGATAACATCTAGAATGGATAGAAGTGAATATATGAAGAAATACAGGGAAGCACACAAGGATAAATGCAAAGAATACAGGCGTAAATGGAGGCAGGCACATAAAGATGATATAGCCCGTAAAGCTAAAGATGCACTTTATACTAAGACATACCGTGAAAAGCAGAAAATAATGAAAACATACTATACTAACCTCAAAGATAATGAACTCAGCAATGCTCTAGTCTAAGATTTTTTATATTTTTTTTTTGATTCGTTTCTCTACTAAAATTATTTCTATGTATAGTATAGTAGAGAACACACAGTAGAGAACACGCAAGCAATGAATAAATTTCAGGAAGCTAAGATATATGTTATTAAATCCCCAAGCTTTGATAAGGTTTATATAGGTAGTACTACCCAACCACTAAGTATCAGATTCAGCGAGCACAAATCACATTATAAACGCTATCTAGCAGGTAAGCGCAACTATACATCATCATATGCTTTAATTAAACTAGATGATGCTTATATTGAACTACTACAAGAATGCAAGTGTGATAGCAAGCGAGAGCTACTAGCAGAGGAAGCAAAGCAAATGCTAGCTATGAAAGATAAGATAGTTAACATACTCATCCCCGGCGGCCGGAAACCCCCTACAGTAGAGAACACACCAACACAACAGGTAGAAGTACAAGCATAGCCGGATGAGTAGCCCATAGTAGTATATGAGTAGAGCTTAGTAGTATATAGTAGTATGTATGTACTACTCACTTTTTTATAGTTTTCTATTCTCTCTAGCCTCTCTAACTATTATATATTCTATCATTCTATCTATACTACTACTCTACTTTTTATTAGAGGACATATATACTACTATATACTACTAAGCTATACTTAGATACTACTAAGCCCTACTCTACTATATATAAATAATAAAGTTTAAAAAAAAGGAGAGGGTATTTAATAAAAAGGAGAGTTTAGAGTATCAGCTAGTGTCTTTAAGTATGTAATGATTGACAAAATAATTTTAGATGATATAAAATAGCTTAAAAGAATTATATTCTAGTAGAGTAGAGAACACTCAGTAGAGAACAAATTTTAAGATGGCAAGTGATAACGAAGACGAACAAATCTATAATTTTGATTCACATTCAACAGATGATGATTTATACAGGTCTAAGCAAATTGATAATGATGAAGAAGAACCTACTAATGAATTAGTTAATATAGATAGTATAGAGCATGCTAAGCTGATAGGTGATTATCTAGGACTATGTGATAAACTCTCTAATTTACCAATGAATAGATTAGGATATTTAAATTTTATACACTCTAAAAAGGCGTTTAAGGCTTTAGATAAGAAGCAGCAGATACTAGCAAAAGACCCGCAAATCCATCATCCATCAATAAATCAACTAAAACAATTAGATGATTTATTTGATAAGGTAAGCGATATGTTAGATGATGATGAGCTAGAAGCAAAACTTACTAAATTTAAAGATGGTAATACACCAGCACCAGTACCAGCACCAGTAGTACCTGTACCAGCACCAGTACCAGCACCAGCACCAGTAGTACCAGCACCTACTTATTACGACCCTTTTAAAGCATGTATAACTATAAAACCTAAAGAAGAGCCTAAATCATCTAGTTATTATGACCCACACACGGCACCAATAACTACAAATAGGAAACCACCCGAACAATGGGATAACGAAAAATTACTAGAAGAATACTACATTGAAAAACAACTCAAAGAAGCTGAATGGGAAAAAGTAAAAGCACTAACTAGACAAGTAAAAACTCTAACAAAACAACTAGAAGATACAAAGAAGCAAATAGAAGATTACAACAAATATAAGATGTTTTATATTAAGAACAACGGAACTGATACATTTGAAACACAAAAAGATATTATAAAAAATTTTATAGATAATACATACACTATAACCAATAATATAAAAGACCGTTATAAGCCCTTACAAGTATTTAAAAAGTTTAATGATTATAAAAATAACATTGAACCAAATGGAAAGATGAATAAGGCTGATATGGATATAAGACGATTCTGTCTTAAACTAGCAGAGTTAGGATTAGAGCGTATAACATCCAACGGAAGCAATTATTTTATAGGCATTAAGCTTAATGAGTAGGGCTTAGTATGATATGAGTAGAGCTTAGTAGTATATAGTAGTACATATGTACTACTCACTTTTTTTTGTTTTTCCTTCTTGCTTATACCATTATATATATAACTATTCTATCATTCTATCTATACTACTACTCTACTTTTTATTAGGGTACATACATACTACTATATACTACTAAGCTCTACTCATATACTACTAAGCCCTACTCTATACATCAGATATAATACCACTGACTATATCATCATAGCTATAGCCTGTTATCTCTTTAATCATATTCATCATTTTGATATAGTCTGTTAGTTGTTGATTGTCCTTTAATATGCATAATGCTCTTAGGATACAATGACGACCACAACTAGCTATTTTACCTAATTTTTTACTACTATTCTTTTGAAAATGCTTACTAGAATATACTATATCATGACCCTCACTCTTAGCTGTGGTCAGTAGAGAACTAATATAGGGTTTAAGGTCTAGCGCTTGTTGTGTTGCGTGATTCACCCATTTCAAAGGTGCATCGGGCTTGCCACCATATGAATCAAAGTATTCAATCATATTAGGTGAATAGCGTGAAAGCAGGCACCAGTGGCCGTAGTTAGGTTTAGATTCATAGATAACAAATACAACATCTTTATCTTTAGGTAAGACCTGATTGATGCTAGAATACTTTTTAAAATCTGAACTACTCATTATTTTAGCATCAGGTATATACTTCTTAATATCTAAATCTGTCAGTGCTTCTTGTCTAATCTCTTTTAATTCACCTTTATTGAGACCTGAACCTTCTAGTGTTGCTAGATACTTGTTTAATATTCTAAATTGCTTCTTAGCTTTAGCTTCTGTCAGGGGTTTCTTTGAAAACCGCTTACCTGTCTCTATATTCTCAACGAAGAACCCATTAGGCTCCTGTATTATCTTAAACGGCATTATTAATATCTATATATATATTTAGAAGGATTTGTATAGACAATAATTATCTCTATATATAACTAAGAGTATAACAATGGATATAAGAAGTGTATTAAAAAAAGTATCATTGCCAGATTTAAAGAATATAGTTAGAAAGCATAACCAACACTTTACTATTAAAATAGGGCAACGCAAAGCAGACTTAATAGATGCTATTGCAGGTGTTTATAAAGAACTATCAGGGTCTTTTCTAATTCCTAAAGAATTTAAATTACGTCTAACTGAACTAGCTAAGCAGGGGGTAATTAAAAAGAAAGTTAAACAACAAGCAGCACCAGCACCAGCACTAGCACCAGCACTAGCACCAGCACCACGAGCAGTACCACTACCGGTTTTTATTAAAGCTACACCAGCTTTGAAAGAAAGAGTAAGAAAATATAAGGAAGCAAAAAAGAAGCGTGCAGAACAACAGGAAGAAGAAGAAGAAGAAGACCCTTTAAAAGTAGCATTAGATAAAGACATTAAAAAATTTAATGAACTACTAATCCAAAAAAAACCCGCTGCTAATTTAAATAAAATGATAGATTTATCAGATAACATACATACTCAAATAATTAATTTTTTTCGTGATAAATTTAAAAAGGATAATATAGCACAAGAGGTGGCCGGCAAAACAAATAAGCAATTAGAAGCATTGGCGAAAACATATGTAGCTAAATATAAGGATTTAGTTAAAATAAATACTACTATCAGAGATAGAGTCTCTGATGCAGCTTTGCAGGTTCAACCAACTTTACCAATTTTAGAGAGGCAAAAATATTACAGATATATAAATCACGACCCGGATGCTATAGAGGGTACTTTAGCATTTATATTAATGAATACCAGAGATAGATGAGTCTAGATACTATCAGTTAGCAAGTTAGAGTAGGGCTTAGTATGATATGAGTAGGGCTTAGTAGTATATAGTAGTATATATGTACTACTCACTTTTTTATAGTTTTCTATTCTCTCTATCCTCTCTAACTATTATATATTCTATCATTCTATCTATACTACTACTCTACTTTTTATTAGGGGACATACATACTACTATATACTACTAAGCTCTACTCATATACTACTAAGCCCTACTCTATACATTAGATATAATACTATCAGTTATCTCACGACATACAAAGCGGCCTAGATATGGTTTACAATACTTAAGTATATTGCGCCAGTATGTATCTTCACTAGTCATCACGCCTTTCCGTGGATGCGTCAGTAGATAACTTATATAAGCTAATACGGATATGCTAACTTGCAACTGTGTAGCGTTGCTATGGCAATCATTACCTAATTTTTTCATAGTTTGCTTGTTGGTTAAAGCAGACCCGCACCAATACACACGGCCATCATTAAAAAAAACACAAGCTCCTAGACTGTCATATCCATCTTTATTGATAACATCATCTTGATAAATAGCTATATTGTGCTTAGGTTCTTTATAATTGTTTTTTTTCATCAGTTCTAGTGATTGCTGTGATATAGGGCAAGAATCATAAACGTAAGAGATTATAGGTGTATATTTAGGTGTTCCGAATAGCTCACTCATACTGACAACCTCATTATGTGTTATCATGCGGCCTCTGATAGGTTCAACTTTGTTTTCAGGTGTTATGATATAGGAAGTTGTGAATGAATCCATTGACCGCTTGGATGGGTTTATAAACATTTTAGGATTGAATCGTGATTTATGATAGTCTGGTGTTGGTGCAACTGGTGAAGATAAGAATGATGGTGAAAGTGCTTCAGATACAAACCCGGCAGGGCTCCAAGTCTGATACATTGTGTTATTAGTAGGTTTATAATGTGTTTCTTGTGTGTCCTTCTCCGCGCAGTGTATCATATGCACGCATTTAGACGCTACATAAGACCATTTATTTTTTCTAATGTGTTCTAGTAGGTGTGGTTTGTGTTCTTCACAGTATTTATGTATAGCCGCCATTGTAAGGTTTGAAATAAGCCCGGGATTAGCACCGCTAGATTCAAAGACGGATATATTACTTTTAATTTTCTTAATAGATTTCTGTAGCTTAATATTTTGATAGTAAAGTGTTTCTTTCTCTGGGTTTTCTATTTTATCCTTCTTGTATTCTTCAATGGATGTATTAATGTAAAGAGTGTTATTCTGTCTAGCTAGTTCAATTATTTTAATACTATCAGTATTAACTGTTAGGTCTATACATAGTGTATTATTATCCATCAATGGTGATAGTAATTTATGCATATTCTCATCTGTTATATAGGTTTTAATATGTATTAATTCTGGTATGATATCTAGAATGTATTCTGGGATTGCTTCAGGACAAATGCAAATGATTTCTGGGGTTTTCAATAGGGCGTGGCGTTTCTGTTTTAATAGTTCTATCAATGAGCGTTGTATAGTTCCACAACCAAGTAATAGTAAACGATGTATCTTCATAGTTAATAAATATTTTAATTAAAATTATTTTGTTTGTTATTATTAATATATATTGATAAATTAAGAAGGAAGATGGAAGCTAACGCTTACAATAAACATATCCGAGACCAAATAGAGGCAATTAATCATAAATATGTAAGAGATATGGAGCGTAAGGGCTATATGCTAAGTGATATGGATATAACCCCTAATGTAGCAGTTCGAGAAGGTGAAGGTATCCTATCTAGTGGTCTATCGTTGCTGGGACTTGGTGCGGCACCTAAAGTAGCCCGTGCCCGCGGTGAGGGTATAATGGGTGAGGGTTTACTTGATGATATCGGCCGTGGATTCAGTACTGGGTTCATGATGCCCTTTAAGTTGTTAGGTTTAGGTAAGAAGGGTAAGAAAGCAGGTGCAGTCTCTGGTGGCCGTCGTGGTCGCCCCCGCAAGATGGCAGGCGCTGTCTCTGGTGGTGAGATAGGCCTTAATTTAAGAGAGCAAAATCCTAACTATTTAAAGTCTAAGGCAATGATGGAAGGGGCAGGTATCCTATCATCAGTGCTTGGTGCTGTTGGATTAGGTCAGGTAGGCGGGGCTAGCACTGGCGGTGCAGTCTCTGGCGGTAAGCGTGGTCGTAAATCTAAAGCAATGAAGGAAGGTGAGGGTATCCTATCCGGACTACTTGGTGCTGTTGGATTAGGTAAAGAAGCAGGTGCTATGTCTGGTGGTATGAGACGTAAACTTACAACTATTCCCTATAATGTCTCTGGCGGTGCAGTCTCTGGCGGTAAGCGTGGTCGCAAATCTAAAGCAATGAAGGAAGGTGAGGGTATCCTATCCGGACTACTTGGTACTATTGGATTAGGTAAAGAAGGCGGCGCAGTCTCTGGTGGCCGTATGCATCGCAAGCGTGGTGGGATACAAACAGGCGGGATACAAACAGGCGGCCTAGCCCGTGCAGTAGGGTCTGGTATGGGTGAATTAGAAGGGTCTGGTTTCTTTGATGATGTACTAGATAAGATTTCTAGTGTAGCATCAACTGTGAAGAAGGGTGTAGATATTGGTAAAGATTTAGGACTACTTAAGGGTAAAGGCCGTAAGCGTGCAGGGGCAAGCACTGGTGGTGCAGTCACTGGCGGTGCCTCACCGTGGATTTCACACGTT